CATATTGCTCCTTTAACTCACTATATATGACCTCCTTTGCGGAATGCGTTTTTGTTAAATATATAAAAGTGGTTTTATTATTAAACTTGGGATTATTTAATAATTGTATACTTTCATATGTTTTGCCGCATCCTGCGCCGCGTTGATTAAAATATACTTGACCTTGCACGCATTCGTCGCATATATATAGTCGTTCGCACTTCATATCCTTATTTAATTTAAACCAGGTTGCGGTTGTATGTGTAAAATATCCTGTTTCAAATATATATTTGACCTTATCGTCGACTGAATATAATAGTGTTGTTCCTGATATAGTTATTTTATAATTTATATCATTTATATGTATATTCGTTTGCTCGTTGCATTGGGCGCATTGTTTACAAATATTTAATTGGTTGTTTCGTAACAGTTCATTTATTTTATGAATTATAGTTTGATTGGTTTTTATACATTTTGATTTATGAGAGAAGAATGTTCTATTTGCGCCCTTTTTAAATAAGACTTGCTGGTTGCAATCAGGACATTTATATATTTTGGATTTGTCGGCGTGCAATGGTTTTATAAATTGGTCGTCTATTACTGCGCCAAATGTGCGTAGCATTACTATATGGGTATATATAACTGTTTATATTATTTATGCTTGGCTATAAAATTGATATATATATTTTGTGTATATTAATGTTACAATGCCTATTATAACAGAACGACTTGGAAAAGAATTTGAGATGTCAATATGCAAAGGATGTGGTATACAATACATATCTAAAACCCCATATAAATATAGTATGGAATTACCAGAAAAATTAAAACATCGACTTAATAAACTTAATGAGTTATATCCAATACGCGAACATACCGCACAAAAAGGTAATAGATATGATTTTACTGGTGATGAATCAAAACGTCTTTCAGCCAAAAGTACTAAAAAAGGGTTAGGAAAAGTTGCACCACAAGTTATAGGACAATCTCAACCTAAAAAATTCTGTGAAATTATAGGAATTGAATACACAAATATCCAAGATTTAAAACAATATATTCAAAATAATATTAAATATATTCTACCGATTCTTGTAGAATACACCTTTGATTGCCCTAATATTTATTATAATCAAGAAAAAAATACGATTCGTTTTATTAAATTAGTTAATTCTATTAATTGGGATAATTATACGTTTAAATGGACGTGTAGTTGGGATAAATGGCGTAATTCAACAACACTTAAAATTATATTAGATAATAATGAGTGTGCTTTACTTGAAGTTCAGTTTCATACAAAATCAAGAACTAATATGGCAATTCGTTGGGTTTATGAAAATTTCTTAACTATCTTTAATAAACATTTATGTATCATTGATATTTAAACTAATTCATTAACCTTATCAAAATATTCTTTGGATATTTCACACCCCTTGAATATTCTATTTTTATTTTTACACGCGATTGCAGTTGTTCCTCCACCCAAAAATGTATCCAATACAACGTCATTCTCGTTTGAATGTTTTGTAATTAATTCTTCAAATAAACTTAAACTCTTTTGCGTTGGATGAAATCTATTTTTGCCGCCTTGAAGTGGATACATATATATTCCATTATCGTATTTGCTATTAAAGGTTGGTTTTGAATCCTTTATTCCTATTAAGGCAATCTCGCGACAATTAGTTAAGTAATTTACGCTCGAATTTAATGGTTGGGGATTCGTTTTTATCCACTCAATGAAACGAATTTGTTTAAATTTATATTTTTCCATAATTTCTTTTAATAATGAAATTTTCCATAAATCAAAGAACATAATCAGCGTTCCTCCGTTTTTTAACTTCTTATAATATTCTCCTATAAACTTGTCCAATAATTCCATTGTAAACTCGCTATCCCATTTTCCGTAATCGGTTTTTACACAATATTTTTTTCCATATATCGTGCCATATTTTATATATTTATCTTTATTCTCATCATTTGTTATACCATTGGCGGTCTTGTATATGTCCCATTCTTCTTCTGTCTTTACTTCTGTAATATCATTTTCTTCATTATATTTAACAGTATTGTAATGGTCATTCATTCCGCTATTTTGAGAAATAATATAAGGGGGGTCTGTTAATACTAAATCTATCGAATTATTATCAATCGTTTTTAAATAAGATAATCCGTCCACATTTTTAATATCGATACGTGCTTCAACGTTTGCTTCAACGTTTGCTATAGGATTTTCTTTATCTTGTATAAGTTTAATTAATTCCTTTTTACCCTTTGTTTTATAACCCTTTATCCCGCGAGTTTCACACAATTTTAAAAGTTCTGTTTTTTTTAAAGTATCCATTTTGTAATATCATTATTATTATATATTTAAATCAATTTTATTTAATGCGTATTATGTCATATAATTAGATTTTGTATATATATTATATGACATTAGAATTAAAAAAATTTGATATGAAAAGGATTACCTTTTTAAAAGAAGAAAATAAAGGGCCCGTCGTTGTTCTTATTGGGCGGCGTGATACTGGAAAAAGTTATTTAGTAAGAGACATTTTATTTCATCATCGCGATATACCTATTTGCACTGTTATTTCCGGCACGGAAGCGGGCAACGGATTTTATGCCGCGCACGTTCCTAAACTATTTATTCATGATGAATATAGCACCGGTATTATTGAAAATATTTTAAAGCGCCAAAAGACTGTAATTAAAGAAGTAAATAAACAATTACAACTTTATAAAACTTGTAAAATTGACCCGCGTACACTTGTTATTTTAGACGATTGTCTTTATGATAATACTTGGGCGAGAGATAAAATGATGAGGTTGTTATTTATGAACGGGCGGCATTGGAAAGTATTTTTAATTATTACGATGCAATATCCGCTTGGTATCCCGCCTACATTACGCACGAATATTGATTATGTATTTATTTTGCGCGAACCTTACATCGCAAATCGCAAACGAATTTATGAAAATTATGCGGGAATGTTTCCTACATTTGAATCCTTTTGCCAAGTTATGGACCAATGCACTGAAAATTACGAATGTTTAGTAATTGACAATAATGTTAAATCCAATAAATTAAGTGACCAGATATTTTGGTATAAAGCAAACGCAGACATACGACACGATTTTAAACTCGGTTCTAAAGAATTTTGGGAAATGTCAAAGTCAATGGCGGATGACGAAGAAGATGCGCCTTATAATCCAGAACAATATAGGAAGACGGTTCAAAAGATTAATGTTAAAAAGACTAAATGGTAAAACGAAGTACTGGTAAAACGTATTAATATTGCGCTTTAAATTGCGCACGTGTCATTCCTATACCCATTGCGCGGTATGCTTCTTCAAAATTATTAGGAGTAAGTGTATTTCTTTGTGGCGATTTTGAATTAAGTTTTAATGCTACATTAGGTGCTTTTTTTGTTGTGTTATTGCCCTTTTTAAGTTTAGTTCTAGTTGGTTTATTTAACACGGGTTTATTTACAGCGTGTTTAGTTGATTTAGGTTTCCCTTTCTGTTTCATATATTTAGACTTGATTTTATTTTATATAGTAATATATATGGAAGAATGCGTTCGTAGAAATGAAGCAGAAGGTAAAGAGATAAACCCTATTACTTGCACATTTATTAAAAAATGTAAAGAAGGTGAAGTTAGAAATGATAAAGGGCGTTGCGTAAAAGCAAAGACAAAAACAAAACAAAATACACCCAATGTTGTGCCCTTTGCTCCTTTTGTATATCAACGACCATTGGCGGAAAAAAAAAAGGTTACAATAACTAGAAAAAGAGCAAAAACATATAATAGAAACATGAATACTAATTATACTAGAACAACTGGAAAACCAGGTCGCAAAAATTATACCGCGAAATTATTACCGCCTCATAATGTAAATACTGCAGTACGCGGCAGAACTACTGTAAGAAACTCGCGGAATTTATCATATTTAAATACAATGCGATTACCAATTGATGAATTAGAAGAAGAATTAGAAGAAAAAAAACCATCCCTGAAAAATGCACCCCAAAAAAATTCAAGATTTTTACAAAAAAGAAAGGCATTTAACAAGAGGCAGAAAGAAGAGGAAAACGCAGCAGCGCGTCAAAGATTACAACAAGGTGACAGTCCGAATAATTCCCCAGTTGCTCCAGGAATACGCATATAAAGAATTATAACATACTATATTAATGAAGGTTGGGTTACTCGTGCCATGTACATCTAAAGGTCGTCAATGGACCAATATTAAACAAACCTATTTTTATAATTTAACATTTAAAACATTCCTAATGAACCAAGATAAAGAACATGAATATCATTTTTATTTGGGAGTAGATAATGATGACCCTATTTTTAATAATGCTGCAGAACAGGACGTCATTCGTCGTTTTACTAATATATTTAAAAATATTCATATACATTTTGTGGTTCTAAATATTCAAAAGGGGTTTTTGACTAAAATGTGGAATGAATTATATAAATTGGCATATAATGCCGGTTGCGAATATTTTTATCAGTGTGGTGACGATATTCATTTTCATACGGCAGGTTGGGTTAATGATAGCATTAATACATTGGTCTTGTCGAATGGTGTCGGACTAACTGGACCCATTAATAATAATAACCGAATATTGACTCAGGCGTTTGTATCGCGTAAGCATATGGAAATATTCGGTTATTTCTTTCCAGAAAATATTCTTAATTGGGGGTGCGATGATTGGTATAATCACGTATATCAGCCGAATCATTTTTTTCCATTAAAGAATCATTTTTGTAGCAATGAAGGAGGCGAACCTCGCTATTTGATTGATGGGAAACGAAATTTTAGGGCAAATTATGCCGTTAATGTGGGAGAATTAAGAAAACGAACTATGGAACAAGCGATTTCCGATAGAGTTAAAATTGATAACTTTATTAAACGTTAGATTTTGTTATACGTTAGTTTTTATTATACGTTAGTTTTTGTTATACGTTAGATTTTTTATGTTTTTTCTTTTTTTTTGGATGGTTTAATTCATTTATTGGTATATTTATATCCAAAAAAAAGGGCGGGTTATTATGTATTTTTCTTTCTATATTATCTGTATTTGTTTTATTATCTATTATGATACCCGCATTTGAAATACTTATTGGTTCGCTTATTGGCATTGTGTCGTCGCTTGGCATTGTGTCGCTTATTGACATTGTATCGCTTATTGACATTGTATCGTCGTTTGGCATTGTGTCGTCGTTTGGCATTGTGTCAATTAATAAATTTATCGGTTGCGATATTATCGCATTCACTAAATCAGTATTTATATATATGGAGTTATCATTAGGTTGCGATTCATATATAGTAAAAAGTTGAGTAAGTCTAGGCCTAACACATTTAATTTCAGGTGGTTCTCCTTCGGGCTCGGTTATTTTTATTATTTCATTAGTTGGCTCAATGACTGGCTCAACGGCTGGCTCAACTACTGTTTCAATAATTGGTTCAACGGCTGGCTCAATGACTGGCTCAATGACTGGTTCAATGGCTGGCTCAATGATTGGTTCAATTATTGGTTCAATGACTGGTTCAATGGCTGGACCAATGACTGGCTCAATGACTGGTTCAACTGCTGGCTCAATGACTTGCTCAATGACTGGCTCATTAATTGGTTCAACTGCTGGCTCAATGATTGGCTCAATGACTGGCTCAATGACTGGTTCAATGGCTGGCTCTGCGGCTGGCTCAAGATTTGATTCCTCTTTATTAAGCGCAATATTATTTCTTAAATCGGATAATCGCATATATTGTTCGTTCTCTTCATTCATGCACGTTTCACAATATACCGCCTCTTTTTTACAACACCTCTTACATAATTTTGTCATTATTATACTTTTTTTCTCTTTAACAGGTTGCGTAAAATTAATATCATTATCTAATTGTTCGTGTATGCAGTTTAATTTACTATTTAAGTTTGAGAGAAATGAAAGATGATATGTATGATATGCCGATAAATATTTTTTATACAAATTTACATTATTTACAATAATATTATTATGATATTCTAAATTGTGTATATAGTTATCTATATTTATTCCGCTCGTCAATTTGGTCTGATGTTCCTTAATTTCATCCTCATTTTGCTGTATTATTTTATTAATATACTCTATTAATCGAATTATATCTTGGTGTATATCATTTATCATATCAAAATCATATATTTTATAGGGTTCTAAATCCTTATATATTGGATACTTTGTATTTTTTAATATCATCTCTGACTTTTCATTTTTAAAATTTAATTTAAAAAAACTATATATGATAATGAATAATTTATAGTAATCGCAATATATTCTATTATCTATATAATTGTATAACTTATTCGTAGTATCATAATCGTAATCTAATAATTTTATTTGAAAATAAAATGCGTCCAAATACTCGCACTTTCGATTTGCGTCTATATATGTTTTATATTGTGATTTTATTTCAACGTGTTTTTCTGTTAGCAATTTAAATGTGTTTTTTATAAATACACGTATAGATTTTATTTCCTCAAATTTCGTTTCAATCGTCATTTTATATATAAATAATATTTTATCTTATACTATTATATGACTGATAAAAATAATTGGACGTCAGAGCACGAAGAAGTGCTTGCTGAATGGGCGGATAAATCAATGTGTTATAAATGGCTACATATGAAAAGTAATGAAAAATATTCTTACCTTCATAATCTATATACAATTCCTGTGATTATTATGAGCACGCTTACTGGGACTGCCAATTTTGCTCAAAGCAAAATACCTTCTGATTTTAGAGAATACGCAACTATGCTTATT